GTTTCTTATCAGACCGTTTCATGGGGAAATACTCAATGCTCTCCATTGCTTTTGCCCACACTAGAGAGGCTCAAGGAGAATGGTCTAATTGATGTAATAATGGAATTCACAAACTTCGTTCCATCATCCCTAGCTAAACCGGACGATGTGATTCGAGCTAAAAAATACGAATGTGATAAGCGACAAACTTGTTTGGAGAAAGCTCTTGAACTTGGAGCAACCCACTACATGTCAATGGACGCTGACGAATTCTACATAAAGGAACAATTCGAGGAGGCAAAGCGCCAAATCGTAAATGATAAGTTACAGGCAACCGCCGTTCGTTACATAAACTACTTGACTCCAACTCTGCATCAAGGCTATTCTAGGTTTAAAGTACCATTCATTTATGAAATTGGGCCAAAGAGTCGACACCATTCTGTCCAGTTCATGTTTTCGGATATTGATCCAACTCGCGGACTCACTGATGATTCATACACCAGATCTAGGGTTTTTGAACGTGACTTGATAACGATGCACCACATGGAGATGGTTAGGGAAGATTTGCTTGGAAAGTACCAAGCCTCAAGCCGATATTTCAGGAAACGAGAGGATCTTCCAACCCTGGCTGAGGACATCGCTCATGCAAAGAAAACCAAGGAGCTTAGGTTTAGAGCAATCCATTTTGGTGATTCGCTAAGCGGTTTAAATAAGGAGTTGGTATTGACTGAATGCGAAGACCGTTTCGATTTACATTCCTACCGTTACGGTACCAGATAGTAATTTAGGCAACATCGATGTAACGTATGCTGAGTTTGCACCAGGCGTGCTTGGCATTTTAGCATCGATTGCTGAGGCCAGAGTCACCAACACTTCAAATAGAGTATTTCCCATCACAGCATGCTCAGCTTTTGCATTCGCGCCAATGTTGGTTAATTGCCCGTTAACGTTTATCGTTTGGCCCTCTAGAGTTATCACGTTAGACGTGACGTTTACCTGAGACGAGCTTTGAACGTTAATGACATTTCCATCAAATTCCATTGAGGACAGTCCGTCCTTATGATAAATTTCAATCTTTGAATTTTGGTCAATCGTTAAGTACGAATCCTTCATTTCAAAAGTTAGTCCCCTACCCTTAGTGAAGTATATTTTAATATGCTCATCTCCGTCAAATAGAATGTAATGAGCTCCCTCATATTCGTAATCCGTGCTGGATTGTAGGGCCTCCTTGATATCGTCTCCTATTTCTTGGATCTGACCGTACTCTGGTGAGTAGAGATTTCCATTATTAAAAACAACTTCAACAATTGAACCTTTCTTTGGAATTGAAATTGATCCAGCTTTGGCATATTGGCCAAAGAACGTCGGCTTTTTCATCTGTATTGCCCATGGAATGTCTTCGACTGCCAAATTATCGAATATGCTAAATACCCTGACTCTACAACGGCCTTCTCTCAATGGATCTTTCACGTCAACCACCTCACCTAAGTATCGAGTAACGATTAGTTCTGCGCCAGTCGAGTCTTTTACAATTTCATTATTTGAAGTTATCATATCTTAATTATGGATAAACGTCTCCCAGTTCTCCGTCCCTAATTATTTTGTTTATGTCAGCTCCTGGATAAACATCATCATTGACGCCTTGACCTCCGGCCGGTCCAACCGGTGCACGTCTTCCGAATACCTCATTTGTTCCAAGAACTTCTGTACTTCTATTATACACGTTTTGTGATAAAGAGGTTTCAAGTCTGGTTTGCAATTGATTGGTTAGGTCTCCAATGATTCTAGCGGGAAGTCTTGCTGCACTAGATAAGAACCTTTGAGCTCTACCCTCGAGTGAACTGGCGAGTCCCGCAAAAATACCAAGTGAATGATAGTCTGAATCCGTTGAAGATTCGGATTCCTCTATGACCCAACCTGCCCTGATCTTGAACGATGTACTAAACGGTTTATCCTCAGTGTAGGCTTTAATTTCACTACCGCTGGTTGGACCACCTAGCGTCTCCGAAAAATCAAATTCGCATCTTTGTAGTCTGTACTTTATTTGGTGTAGCCCGCTCGCTAAATTAGCAGAACGATCGTCAATGTCTCTAATTTCAAATAGGGTGATCGTCATGTCGAAAGTTCTTAAATTATCGGGTAGGGTGTAGCATAGTTTATCCGCATCGTAAATTGCTTTACGGTAGTACTCCGCGAACTTAAGCAAAGGCTGTTCGATTGAATCTAGGCAATTTATGGTAATTTCTACCTTTTTGTCTCCTTCCTTAACTCTCGATGAGGCTTTCCACAGTTGATCAACCCCTTGAATTGATTGGAAATACCATGGAGATTCTTGAAGTTTTCTTAACTGTGTAATCGCAGCAGTTAAGAACCCGGAAGTTCGTTTTGTCCATGCCGATCCGTACTCTAATAGCCAATCTTGAGCGGACCATTCTACGTTAACGTACTTAGAATTTTTCGCTAGAGACTCTTTATCTCTAGCTGGACGTAATAAGTTGTCCCAATACAAATCATCGCCTGTCGTCGAGGTTACCGTTGGAATCCAGGTAGAGTTTTCATCAGCTTGATTTGGAAAAAAATCAAGATCAAAGGTTAGAAATACTGGGTCCTGTACATCGGCTAGCGCGCTCTTTACGAATTGTTTATAACGCTTAGGTCCGTTTATTAATTGAGCCATTATTATTAAATTTTATTTTCCATTTTAGGTTCAGGTAACCAACTACGTCTACTTAGCATCATTACTGTTGAAAACTTTTGTCTAGGTTCAGCCATTGCATTGTAGTGATACTCTATACTTTTAACGTAATAAGCTCCACTTAAGTACTCATCCTTAATTTGAGCAGAAGCCGTATCTCTACCAGTCTTGTCTCTGTCCTGTTGGCTGTCTTGTACTATTAATTCGTCCTTGGTCGAATCATCGCTAGCTCTCTTTAATCTATCTCCATATATGTCAACCGCTACTCTGGCTCCTCTGCTAATGTTATGATTAATGCCGTCAAGTTTGACTCTCATTAGATGCTTTTCAGTTTCTTCACGATTATGATGATTCACTAATTTTGCGTACTTGTAACTTAGGTGAGAATTTCCATAATCGGTTCCCATCCATTTGACTACTTCATTGCCTTCGTCCGTGTAATCGGTGAGATCTGGAGTTTGATGCACCTGTTCTCCGTCTGGTGAGACAGTTGATAGCGGTTCAACGAACCAATCTTTAAGAGCTTCTTCCTCTCCGTGTTGATACATTTGTAGTCGCTTTCTGAAACCTGATCTTTTTAGAATACTTCCATTTTCACTCATCATTGAGTATTCAACAATCGTAAAATCTGATCCTGCTCCAAGACTTGATCCGTTTGTCAAGATTATTGGAACTTGTTCGTCAATGCTAAGACTTTCAGATGCATCTTTTGCCAAACTTAGGTCAATATATTCAGTTGAGGTCGCAGCATATCCCATTGGAATGTCTTTATCACTGTCAAACGGTTTCAACTGATTTTCAACGTTCACTAAACACAGTGTGTAATATCGGTCAATGAAACACTCAAAAAAGGAGTCTTTATTTTTGAATGAGTGATCCGCAATCGTCTTGATGAAGGACTTATAGTTCAGATTTGGGTTGATCCATGTCATCTTATCATCAAATGTTTCTTCATTTGATGCGTATCCGATTTCAAGCTCTCTAGCTATTTGCTGTAGTGCCTCTTGTGAAGTCATGTTTGAATATGACTTTATGAAATTTCCATTCAATTTTGGGATGTATAGTTCGCCATAGAAATCGTATCTAATGGTCGATTGACTCATTGGAATCGATTGAATGTCTGTTATTAAAAATGTCTGACATAGCTCATTTAGCTTAGCATGACTTTTTGCAATGTAAATTGTTAATAGCGGATTCTTTTTGGGAAAAGTAACGGACGTGAATGTTCCAATTGAATCAAAAATGCTTACATGTATTTTCGGAATAAAATCATCATAATAAATTGAGGCTGATATAATATCAGTAGATGCAATTCTAGCATTTCCTATCTTGATCAGCGGAGATTTCTTTCCAAGCTGATCTGCGTATCCAGTACGATCGGGCGTTCTCTGAACATCACCATCCGGTTTTTCTAGATCAAGAATGTCAAGACTCGGTGGAGTCAATTTAGGATCAATCTTAGTAAGAATTATGCTTTCTAATCCCATTAACCGTTAATTTTATTTTTTAACAAAGTTGAAAGAAGCTTAGTTCTTGAAATTGGATCAGGGCAATCTTCTTTTTTAATCGATGTAACTCCTGAACCAAATACGACCTTTCCATTTGCTATCTTGACCGACGTGTCCTTGGCTGCAGTAGTCGGAGCGACCGCCGTTCCGTATTTAGTTGCTAAATAGTCAAGACGCTTTTGATCCTGCTTAGTAGCAGGCTTAATGAATTGAGGTTTCTTCTTCTTTCTGGTTGAGGTTGTCCAATTATTATCTGATCCATTTAATCTATCTGGATTAGATAGCATTGCCGATAGTACTGAACCGTCAGGTAGTTTAAGGATGTCATTCACATCAATTGCAAATGGATTTGAAATTCCATTGTATTTCAGTAAAAGACATAAAAGACTTGAAGTCTGATAAAATATTTTAGAAATTAAATCACCTCTCATCTGTAATCCATCTTCAACGATATATGTTTTACCTTGATTTACAGTTACTCCCCTAAACGAAACGCTTCT